ATTTGGCATTACTTGGGACGGCTTGTCACCGCTCCAGGTCGCCATCGCTGCAGCTTTGGGACTATCTCGGAGCTGAAGTGTGCGTAACGCACGCGTCAAACACCGCAAGTCCTTCGGGCTTGCAGAAAAGGAGTACGCCAGATGTCATACGCAGACCCACAGACTGTCACAATCTCGGCAGTCACAACCCCCCTCCCTCGTACGAGTACGAAGGCGGACGGGAATGACTACTCGAGTGCGGACGGTCTCATCAAGCTCAGCGCGTCCCACGCCTACGGGCGTAGGATTCGCCGAGTCTTGAGGCTGGACCATTCGAAGATCTCGGCAGATCCGTTTTTGCCGGCGACGAACGTCAAGGTGTCCATGTCGAATTACATGGTCTTTGACGTACCCGTCGTTGGCTACACGGCTGCCGAGGCTCTCGCGGTTTACACGGGTTTCAAGACCCAGTTCTCCGCGTCTTCGGATCTGCTCATCAGCAAGCTACTCGCTGGTGAGTCCTAAGAGAGAGCGGGTTAAGGAAAATACCTTGACTGTGTCCGGGATGTTCACGTTTTCTATAAACCGAAAACATGTCGTCGCGTTCACGGGCTTGGTACTCCTCGCCCTCTCTCTGGTCCTCGATAACACAACTCTCAACACTGTTGTTGAGTTTTGTGGCAAATTGCTAACTCCCCAACCTTGACGGGTAGCGCGCAAACCTTTAAACAGTTAGGCGCGTCCGTCTGGTTTAAGGAGTTATTATCGATTGCCTGTGGCATCAGGCCAGGATTGACCACCTCTATTTAAGGAGGGATCAATGAAAAGCCTGTTGCGACTCTGGAAAGAGATAGCCAATGAATCGGCTATCAGATGTTGCACTAGCGCCACCCATGACATTAAAACTGTCATGGCGCGTACCGAACACGAGGGGATATCGTTTCTAACGATATCCCTACCTGAATTTGGCAAGGCTGTTGAAAAATGCCTTGATCAAAAGCAGGTGTGCCCGCATCAGTTCCCGGGTTTCAAACGAAACCCTCGGACTGGAGGACCCCTCCCTCTATTTCTGGGAGGTTACCTCGGACGTGTGTTTGATACGCACAATGGTGCGTTACTCGACGATCCCTGCATAGATTCCATTCTTGCTCTACGTCAACTAACGTTGATGTTTGGCAAGATTTCTCTGAAGTGCACTAGTGCACGACAGAGAAAGGCTATGCGTGGGTACGTCGAGTGTGAGCAGGATGTCAGGGAATTCGAC